ACTCCTGTGTCTTCTCAGGCAGAGCCTTGAAGTCTTGAATGTAGCCAGCAGGTTTACCGCAGTTGAACCCGCCATCATTGTCTTTCAAGTCGATGTTCAAGTTGTCAGCCATGACAGTCTTGACGTAGCGGTTAGGGGTATCACCCATGCCACGTACAAACCGCTTGTACATAAAGCGTTGTAGATACGGGCGAATCTGTACCGACTCTGCGTAGTAGGTAGGTCCGTCAGGAACCTCCAGCTTGTAAGTACCGCCGCTGATTACCTCCATGTTAACGGTCTTACCTTTTACTTCTGCCTCACCCATTACAGGTGAGTGATTGATGCGTAGTCGGGCAAGGGTACTAGCTTGCTTACGCTCACTAGATGTCTCGTTGGCAATGCCCATTGCCTTTGCCATTGCGGCGTAATTGTTAGTGTCAATTGTTGTCAGTTCCATGTGTTTTATACTCCTTCTTTCGAGTTAGAATCCATAGTTATATCACGACACATCATGTGTGTCAAGCCAGTTGGGGCCGATTTTTGCCTCTAGTTCCAGAGGAACATTGAATACCAATCCCCAACGTAGGGTAATCAAGTCAGGCAACTCTTTGTTAGTCCGGTGTATTATGTCGATGACTCTCCTTTCTTCATCTGGGTGTACGTCAATGACGATTGAATCATGTACTGTGTTTACCACACATGACTGCATGCCGTCAAGTAGTTTATCAATGTGCAGTAATGCAATTGGAACAATGTCCGCTGTTGCGAATGACTGCACGGGGTAGTTCTTGATCTGTGTAAAGTTGCTTACACGACCACGGGCATTGCGGCTCACATCAGGAAAGGCGAACTCACGGCCAGATGGTGTAGTGATCTTGCCTGTGGCTATAGCCTCTTTAGCCAGTCGGGCATGCCATAGTTCGATGCCCTTGTACTTCTTCGTGAAGTGGGTGTAGTACTCAGCTTCTGCTGGCGTTCTACCGAAGCCGGTGGCACCGTACAATGGTGCGAAGGTATGCGCTTTCGCAGTCTGCCTATCCGTAGGCTGACCAGCATCGGTAATAACTTTAGCGGTGTAACTGTGTACATCAAACCCAGTAGATACTTCGTCAATTGCAACTCCGTCTTGTGATAGATATGCAGCAGCCCTGAACTCAAGCTGTGCAAAGTCTGCTTCCATAATCTTGCCATTATTGAAACGTGACACGAATACCTTCTTCACAGGGAAAGTGCCGCCACGTGGCATGTTCTGCATGTTAGGGTCTGCACTAGACAGACGACCTGTAGATGCTCTGTGCTGCAGTAGTCGTACATGCAGCTTGCCGTCCTGCTTAGTGTAGATACGTATGCCGTCAACAAACGATGACAGGTAAGTATCAACCGCCGACAAGCGTCGAACTTTTGACAGGAACTCTTCCGCATCTGTCATTCCCTTGACACGTGCTGATTTCTCTAGCGTCTCAAGGTTCTGCTTGCTAGTGCTGAAACCATTCGCACTAGCCCACTTAGCAGACGGGGGCTTGAATCTAAGACCAGCCACGCTGCCCAGATTAGTAAGAAGATAACCGTTGCCATTACATGCTCTGCATCTATTCGGTTTACTATAAGGTGTTCCATCTTTCCTTACCTTTCTTATGTGTCCAGTACCATTACAGTCATGGCACTGTACTGCTTTAGTTTTGTACAGGCGTTCTGTGCCTGCCGATATCATGCGGTCAAACTCTGCACCACTCATGTACGGCTCAATTGCATTACCCCATGCTGGCTTGTCTATGACCTTGCGGCTGTATATTACCCAAGATAATTGCTCTGGGCTATTGAGATTGATAGGGGTATCCCCCATGAGTGTACGTACATGCTGCTGTAAGTCACGCTCAAGATCGTCACGCTCCTGCTCAAACTGCTGTCGCACAGTATCAAGCACAGACAAATCGACAGCAAAGCCTCGCTGATATATACGAGCAAGGCAGGTAGCAACTTGATTTGTTAGATCAACAGTGCTTAGTAGACCACTGTCTTCCTTACTATTTAGTCGAAGCATAAGACGATCTGCCAACTGCTGCGTAGCACCAAGATCAGACGACAAGTAGGATACCAGTACGTCCCACGGTATCTCACGTGTGTTATACCCTTTAGAGAAGTACTCCTTCAGAGTGTCCTGCTTTCTAGTGTCAAGAGCATAACGATCTGCACATGCCTCTAGTGACAGCGGCTCCTTCACACCACGCTGCAGTACGTACTCAGCAAGCATCGTGTCAAATACAGGACCGTCGTACTTGAAGCCTGACTCCCAAAGCCACAGCAAATCGTGTGCTGCATTGTGCATGATAAGTACAGTAGCCCTATCCAGCCACTCTTGTACGACTGTGTGGCCATCTGCATCTGCTGGCACATCGTTGTGGTCAAAGGTGACAAGACACTCTACCCCTTGGTCATCCAGCATGCCCACCATAGTCAGGGAATTGTCTGGCTCAAACGGGTCCATGTGTGTCTTGCCGTCACGCTTGGTAACGGTGTTCTCTACATCAAGTGTTAGCTTCATCTTTAATCCTCACCTTTACTATGTTGGTTAAATCCAGAGGTATCTGGAAGAAGTATTCGCCCTTGTACACATACTTATTCGGAACCTCGACAGGTGTCAAGTCCTTTACGTCCTCAGACAAGAAGGTAACAGCGCAATCAAGCTGCTTGTTCCATATGTAGAACAATGTGGGTTGGGCAAAGAACTTCTGTTTGCGTTGCGGTAGCTGCACAGTCTCGTAAGGGAACGTGCTGCCACTCCACACTACCTTGACCTCACACTCTACATAGATAGATGTACCATCCTTCGTAGCGATCAGGTCTTGTGCATACCTATCAGGGTGCGGCTCTACTGTGTATCCAGTCAGTTCTAGGTGCTGCTGTGTACGCACACGGGCGGGATTGTCGTAACGCTCAAAATCCTCTGGGTTAAATCGTTTGGTTCTCATTCTTCGTACCTCGCTGTCAAGTAGTCGAGGTTACAGTTTACCATACCGTGCCAACCATTCAACTTGTTCTTGACTATGTTGATGTGACGCAGTGGGCTGTCTTCCTCTTGCCCTTCAACAGAAGGTGACTTACCTATCAGGATCATCAGGTCAGCTTCTGCTGCCTTACCTGTACGGCTACCTTCCATCATGGACTGGTTAAGTTGTGAGCGTCCTTCTGCCTCTGCTGATAGCTGAGACATGTAGAACACGGCGCAGTCATATGTCTTGGCAATCTGCCTAGCGTAGATGGCACATGCCTTGAGTGCCTCGTCCTGTCGTGCAAAGGAACCCTGCACACCGAACTTGTCACCCATGTCAAGCACAAGGACATCAGGCTTGTACGACTTGCATACGGACTCAACCCATGCCATGTCACGGCCACCTGCTTCCTTGATCTTGATGTTGTTCATTACTGGCTCATACATAGCCTGTGCCTTAGACATGTTGTCCCGTACCTCACGGGCTGACATGCCAGCGGCAGCAGTAAGATACCTAGCACCGACACGGTGTGTAGGTTCTTCGTTACACAAGATGATGCACTTGGCACCCTGATGTGCAAACCCACCCGGACCAGCGATGATGCTGGCATGGAAGGATGTCTTACCTGTGTTGGGCCGTGCGCCTACTTCAATAAGCTGACCACCTGACACACCCTCTACTTTGCGTGTCACTGGACCTATGTTGAATGTCCAACGTGCTTCCAGTTCAGCTTTAGCCATGAGTGTTTCAATAGTGATGTCGTCCCACTCAATATTCAAGTCAGGGATGAAGTCATCACCGTAACGCTCAAGTAAGTTACGTAAGGACTCAAGGCTACCCGCATCACCATTGACCATATCAAAGCCAATGTTTGCTACGTCCTCACCTACCACCTGTTGGAACAGCTTGGACAACACCTCTTGTGCTACGTCACCGCCCATAGGCTCCTCACGTTTGACCTGTGCAAACAGGCTAGAGTATGCCTGCTTCTGTGCTGTGGTCAGCGTAGGATTGTTTGACATGAACAGGGCTTCGATCTCATCCGGCGTAACACTACGCTCGTACCTGTCCATAGCAGTATCTATAGCCTGCTTGATCTTCCGCACGTCCTTACTGAACAAACGCTGCGGACACTTAGAGCCACGATGGTCATCATAGAATGACTTGTCCATCAGGCTCCTAATTATTGATAATTCCATGAAGGTTCTCCATATCTGTCGGGTTACGATATTTCAAGTCGTCGGTTAGTCGAAGGACACGAACATCGTTGACATGCCCTCGTAATTCTTTCGCCATAATCAAAGTCTTCGGCAGCGCATCGGGGTCTAGCGCAATGATTGCTGTTGAGAACTGCGAGAGATACCCTTTATGCGTCTCTTGCAATGACGTGCCTAGAAGCGCAACCCCGACAAAGGTGCCGTAACCAACAACGGCTGCACTCAAGCAGTCCTCAACAACTACGGCGACTTTACCACGTCCTGAGACATAAGGCAAGCCGCTTTTTCCATACCGCCGCCATTTAGGTAATCGTTTACCCAATGAACGTCCGGTAGCATCCACCACCTTGCCGTCATGTACGATAGGAAATACCATGCGGTTCTCCTTCACATCATACATGAGGCCCAGTGCTTGGGCATCCAGCCCATACAACTCCATAGCAATCTCTGCAATGTCGAAGTTGTGAGGCACGATGTAGTCTGGCAGCTTGAACGTGTCCTGCTTGGCGAAGTCATCAGCACCAGTAAAGCCAGCACGAATGTCATCGGCACTCATACGAACACGTGTCCCACCTTTCACACCACAGGATGCACGATAGCAATTCCATACAAGGGAACCCATGTTGTTCGTTACTGTGAATGTTTTCTCCCCACAGTTAGGGCAAGCAACACGCTTGGTCATACCTACGGGTACATCCATATCACTTACAATGTTATATATATTATCCATGTATGTATCACTTTCCTTTGCGGCAGTTAGGTGCTTTTACCATGAGACTTACGTGCTGTCAATGCACTATTTGCACTGGCATATGTATTCTTCATGTAAGGTTTCACCGACTGCGGGTTACTGTGTCCGGTCACAGACATGATCTGACCCATAGGTACACCAGCCTCAACCATCTGTGTTGTGCCTGTCCTACGTAGGTCCATCAGCCTTAACTCTTCCGGCAATCCTATTGACCTCATAACAGCCCTACCAGCCTTGCTGAGACGCTCCATGCTGTACGGGTGGTACTTACCCCTATAGGGAGACACACGGGGTGCCACGTAGTCCTGAAAGCCGAAGTCCTCATGCTGCTGAACAAGCATCTCGTACAGGTCATCACCTATGGGAAGGCACACCTCTGCCCTGCGCTTGCTCTGCTCAAGGTTTAGCTTACGACCATCGAAGTCGATGTTGTCCCACTGCAGCAGGCGCATGTCACCTAGTCGCTGGCACCAGTCGTATGCCATGTGTACGATCAGCCCCAAGCTACGACTACCCCATAGACCATATGCCCTGTCAAGGAATTGACGCACATGATCCTCTGTCCACACTACCTTACGTTGTGGTGGTGTCTTACGCTTGATGGTGGCAAACGGATTGACCAGCGCATACTCCATGTCAATGGCGTAGCGATACACCAGCGACGATACAGTACACACGTGATTGGCAAGAGTGATGCCACGCTTGACCCATTGCTCATAGGCATGCTTGGCCTGCTTGCTAGTCAGCTTATCATACCTGATATCACCAAACTCCTCGACCAGTATGTTAAGGAAGTATCTGTAGTCTCTCTGACTACGCTCTCTCAACATGCTGAAATCGTTGGAAGAATAGTATGTCAATACTAAATCTTCAACTGTCTTCATCTTGGCAG